TCTGATTGCGAGTAACGCTCGAGCTGCCGCCGGCGCCATAGCCGCCGTCGATGGTGTGCATCGGGCCGCAGGCGTCGGCCTGGGTGCCGCCGCCGTTCTTGAGTGGCTTCGGCGGGTGCTGCTTGCCGCTCTTGGGGGTGAACTTCGCCATCACTCTTATCAACCTCCTGCGCCAGGGGCGCCGATATTCGCGGCCGCGCCTTGCATAACCTGCGCTCCAGGCGGCGGGAGAGCGCCGGTGCCGTTGGGTGCGGTGGCCAGCGCGGCGAGGTCCGGCACACCGCCAGCGCCTGGTCCGCCGCCTTCGAAGACGCCTGGCGCCATCGGCTTGGGCGGTGCGAATGGACCACCAGGCCCCATGTTGCCGGCGACCGGCTGGATGTTGGCGGCCATCGCCTGGGCCTGCGCCGCGGAGCCGAGGATGTCGCCGCGGCCAGCGAACTGGAACACCTGCTGATCGAGCCATTTCTGGTACTCGGGCGATTGGCGGATGCGGTCACGCGCCTTGCTGCGGCGGATCTCGTCGGGGTTGTCGCCCAGATAATCAATCGCCTCGTCCGAGCCCCAGGTGCCGGCCTGCAGCCGCTCGTGGGCGTAGCGCGCCTTGATCAGGTCGTCGGTTGGCAGTTCCTGCTGCACCTCCCAGCGCAGCTTGACCGGCCTGGCGAAGTCGTCCGGGCCGAGGCCGATGTAGCCGCTGCCTCCCTTGGCGTCGCTCCCGCTGTAGCCGACGTAGATCTTTTCCTGCACCTTGTTCTGCGCCAGCCACCACAGCTTCTCGGACTGGCGCTCGAGCAGCGCTTGCAGGTTGTTGACGATCGGGCCGACACGGGTCCTCGAGTAGCTCAGCACCTGGCTGATGGCGAAGCCGGCGCCTTCCATGCCGCTGAGGGTGGTGACCCGCGGACTCTCGAGCTCCTTGATGGCGTTGTCGATCAGCTGCATGTGTTTTTCCAGCGTGGCCGCGTCCGGGTACTGGATGCGCGCTAGCTGACGACCAGGTCCCAGGTTGATCACCTCGCCGGGGATCGGGCCTGGGTCGCGGTCCCGCGGCTTGCCGTCATCGCCGATCACCGGCGCCGCGCTGGAGTCGCCGTACGTCACCAGCGGGCTCAGCAGGTCGCGCGCCACGTATTGGGCGTGCATCGCGCGTAAGTACTGGCGGTACTGCACCAGCCAGAGCTTCGTCTGCGAGACGCCCCAGCCGACCTTGCGGTTGCGCCAGTGGTTCATCCACAGGCCAGGCGCGAAGTCGTAGGGGATGAAACCGTAGCCGTGCTTGAACTGTTTCACGATCGCGCCGGTCGGCTCGTTGTGACGGTTCGTGCCGGTGACGCACCAGCTCGCCCACGTCTCGTCCCAGTGCTCGAGCATGGTGATGCTGGTCGGCAGGATCGGCCGCCCGCTCGCACCGTACGCGTTCGACGCCTGGGTCTGGCCCATCACCTCGGGCACGATATTGCCGTCCTCGTCGGTGCCCAGACGGTAGCGACGGAAGGTGGTGCGCACCGGTCGGTCGGTGACCTCGATCACCTCCGCGATCTTGCCGCCCATATAGTCCGGGTACACCGCGCGGGTGTCGACGAACTCCCAGGCAAACGGCGGACCGCAGCTCTTCTTGGCCTCTTCGGTGGCCTTGTCGTAGTGCTGCCAGGCCTCATACGACTCGCCGGGGGTCGGCACCGGGTAGGCGTAGCGTTTGTCCCACGCGTCTGGCAGGAACAGGATCTTGGTCCACGCGCCACCGTCGTTGAGCGCACTGTCGGTGGCGAACGTCATCGTGTCCGCGCCAGGCGTCCTCGAGCCGCAGCGCCACAGCGTCTCTTCGGTCCAGTGTTCCCGTTGAGACGCTGCGGTCTGCGCGGTATCGCTCTCGCCGCCGTCAAGGTGCAGCTTCGGGCGATCCAACGTCAACATGGCCGTCTGTTGGAAGGCTTCCTCGGAGACGTCAGGGTCCCGCGGGTCGACGTTGACCAGGGTGTACTTCTCGTCCGCACCCATCATCGCCGGCACGCGCATCTCGCGCTGAGCGCGGTAGTTATCGATCTGAACGTCGTCGCGACGGTAGCGGTCGTACATCTCCGTCTGGAGCTCGGTCAGGTAATGCGAGCTGGGAGGATCGACCGCCACGACGCGCCCAGTGTAACGTGACCGTCAACTCACGTGACCGTGAGGTCACCCACGCGTGACGCAGCGTTGGGTATAGTTGGCGGCCCGGTCCGAGTTGGCACTGGACCGGGCCACCTCGCACAACGAAGGAACCTCTTCGCCATGCAGCCACAGACTAACGAACCGGTCTATCGCCTTGTCGTCGCCGCGCTGTTCATGCTGCTCGGGTTCGGCGGAGGCGTGTTCTTTACCACCCACGACTACGTGATCGGCGCACTGTTTCTCGGGTTCGGTGCGCTGACCGCACTCACCTCGCCCCGCCTGATCAGATCCTGATCATCGCTGCGTCATCATCGACTGAACGCATAGCTACTCCTCGTGGTCCTGGCCTCGACCGAAGCACCGAGCCACGCCAGCGCCAGCGCGATGACCGTGTCGTCGTGGCCGCCGCTCGGCGCGCCGTAGCGCAGCATGCCGCTCGGCAGCTTGACCGTCTCGTACGCCAGCAACTCGCCGGTCTGGACGTCGTCGTCGAGCAGGCTCACGTCGCCGTTCTCGATGGCCAGGCTCAGGTTCTGAACGACCGCGGCCTTGCTCGCATTGGTGGCCTGCCAGGGGATCATGGGCAGCGCCGGCCTGCTAACGCCGTACAACGTGCCATAGCCCATCTGCAGCCGCTCCACCATCGGATTGCCCATGGCGTTGGTCTCAGCCACGATGCCGCGCGGGTGGTACAGATCCGCCCAGCGATGCAGCCGTTCGGATTGCAGTTCCCAATCGATCTGGGTGAAGCGATCGAGTGCCACCTGCTCGTTGGTGCTCGAGTCCATGATGCTGATGACGGTCGAGTCGTTCGACCGTCCCCAGTCCACCCCGAACACGTACTGATGCCCGCGCTGCGGTGGCGTTGGCTCCAGGCGCGCCACCGCGCCCACGCCGCGGAACACGCCGGCACCCTCCAGGCTCAGGAACTCGGCGAGGTACTCCTGCTGGAATGCGCGTTCTGGCATCTCGCGGCGAGCAGCGGCTATTTCCTCCAGGTCGATGAATGGGTTGCACGAAGTGGGTAGCTGCCACGCCGACCAGTCCGTCTGCAGTGGATCGCGCGCCAGCTTGAACAGGTCGTAGAAGCCGTTCAAGCCTTGCGGCGTCGAGCTGAACCACGCGCCGCCGCGGAGGTCCGTCAGCGTCGGACGCAGCGCCTGCTGCCAGATGTCCACCAGGTTGCGGACAATGGCGGCCTCGTCGACGACGATCTTGGCGTACTTGCGCCCGCGCGCCGGGTTGTCGTCGTCGAGCGACCAGCACTCGAGCGTACCGCCAGAGATAAGCTCGAGCCGATGGTCCTGTTCGCTCTTGAGCGCAGTTACCTCGTTGAGCGTGCGCTTGGCTTCGCGCCAGAACTCCCCGAGCAACTTGTACGTCGGCGCGAAATAGGCCACCGGCTTTCCGTGGATGGCATCTTCAGCCAGGATGTTCAAGTCGAGCGTCGTCTTGCCACTGCGCCGCCCCAGGCACGCGACGTTGAAGCGACGCGCGCCGTCCAGGATCTGGCGCTGCGCGGGATGCGGCTCGGTGAGTCGAACGCGGGGCAACTGGAGTGTGACCGGAGTGTTACTCGTCGAGCACCTTGGTCTGCGACACGTCGATCACCGTCGGCGCGCGGCCCACGTATTCCACTTCGATGACCTGGTGGCCATCGGTCGTCACCTTCTCGGTCGCCTTGTAGCCGGCGCGGTCCAGGATGTCGCGGGCCGCGGCGAGCGCCAGCTGCGGGTTGGCATCGTCAGCGATGGCGCGCTGGATACGGTCGAGAGACGGATCGACCAGCGCACGAATGCGGAGCTCCGCGGCGAGCTTGACCTGCGGGGCGCGACCACCGTGGACGTTGCACACGCGGCCGCCATGGATGGCATGCGCACGACACGGCTCACCATTGCTGCGATGCGCCGCACAAACGCTCATGGGTGCTCAGGCTGATGGGTGAGACCGGAGGCCGTGGACCCGCCGCGCCTTGGGGATATGGCAGCGCGGTGGGTCGGCGTGGGCTGGTGAGGCCCTTCGTGCTTCTGTCCGGCAACGTGCGATGGGGATGGGATCACCAGCTCGCCTCCACGGAGAGAAAGTCAGTCACGCAGCGCCTCAGGCACGGACGTTTCGCGCAGACGGCGGATGGTTTCCTGCTGGCGGCGAGCACAGCGGGGTGAGCAGTACAGGTGCTTGACGACTGGCCGGTTGGTCGGCTCGCGCCAGCGCGGCTCCGGAATCGGACGGCCACAGAACACACACAGCTCGACGTCGTCGCTCATGGCATGTCGACCGGGGCGTTGGGGCAGTACGCCCAGTGCTCGGTACTCCCGGCGGCGATGTTTGGGCAGCACGCCGTGTCGGCTGGCGGCTCTGGCCGTTTGTGTCGAACCATGGGAACCGTCTCAACCGTACTTCCGACCAAACTCCCGTTCGTTGCCCCTTGGGGGGCCGTCTCCCCTTCCGCTTGCGGAGGGGGTAGGGGGGAGGTTAACGGAACGTTCGTAGAACGTTCGGGAC